CATTATATTTTTCTAATAATGTTTTTCCTATTCCAAATGGTAACCAAAAGTTAGCATCATCTTTATTCCATTTCCTGTACTTAATAAAATCTATTTCCCACTTTGCTTGTGGTACAAACTCTACCTCAACTTTACCATTCTGTTGAATATAGTTATTGTAGTCCTCTATAATTCTTCTTGTGGCTTGTGGATAACCTAAACTAAACATATGTCTAACTAAGTCTGATTTATTTCCACCTCTACCTGTTGAAAAATCTTTGAACTTATACTGCATTATAGTCTTATCAACGTATATACAAAAGCTTGGGGTCTTATCATTAGGATTAAATATTGAATTAATCTTTATGTCTTGTCCCGTAAGCTGTTCAGGTAGATTTAAATAATATTGAAATACCCAGTAACTAGGTACATCTGTTTCTTCTAATATTAAATTTTTAGTACTGAACATAATCCAAATATATTAAAAAGAAATGGGCCCAGCTATTAACTGAGCCCACTCTTTAGGATTTATATTACAGATCAAAGTCACCACCAGCTGCAGAAGCAGGCTCAAAGTTTGATGCTGTTGATTCTTTCTTTAAATAAGGTCTGAAATGATTAGTATTGTTTCTGTCAAATGACAATAGATTAGAACTTTCTTTATCCATTTCTTCTAACGGCATACCATCTTTACTTCTCTTAGGTAAGAACAAATCATTATTTACATAACCTTCTTTGTTTTCCCACTCACGTGCACCTAAGCATGCATTGATGTATCCGGTTTCAGAACATACATTTCCAGCTTTTACCATAAAGTCTTCAATTGTATTTGCTTCAATTGCATCAAGCTCATTTCTCTTTCCTACTACTTCTGATAAGAAAACCATAGCTTTTAACACTTCTGTGTCACGGCTAATTTCATTACCATTATTAAGAGTTGCATCTTTAAATGGATATGGTGAGAATCTTACTCTGCCTACTTGACCTTCAAAACGTGGTCCATTAGGATTATTCATATCTTTTAAGAATCCGTTGAATTCCCCTGTTACAGGCTCTCCTTCTACATGTAATGTAATATTAAATGCATCCATATCATATGGTGTTTGATCAAATGATATTGAGTTAATTTTAATTTTGTGGTTACCCACTCCAATTACTGGTTTGATGCTACCTGATCCGGCAGACATGTCTTTAGTACTTAACATAATTTTTCTTTTTATTGATTATTAATTATTGATTATATTCCTCAATACAATCCTTTACAAACTTTAGGTCATTAGGAATAAACTTATCCTCAAACATACCCATTGGTGATTTACATGTGTTCTCTCCTGAGTTTTGAGTTTCAAAACCATATTCAAGTTCACCATCATCATTTTTATTTACTTTCCCAAATAATACAATGGAGAATAGGCCTTCTAAAGTAAGAGTATTGTCAATCATTTTACCAATAGTCTTTGCTTTAATTTTTCTATTACCATTTATATCAGTTGAATCTTCTGAGTGAGTCAAAAAGATTACTGTTAAGTCATCTCTCAGATCTTTAGGTAGCTTTGCCACCATGGCTAAGTTAGCTGCAATCTGTGTAAACTTATCATATCCTTTCTCATTTGCTCTATCAAAATATTCAAAAGAACTCATATACTGCCAGTCATCAACAACTAATGTCTTGATATGGCTCATCTTTTCATCAACATGCTTAATAGCTTTAATTATACCTGCACTTGATGAAGCAGATGTAAGATTACCTTTTGGGTTATCTTTGCTAATTTGATTATACTTGCCTTTCCAACCTTTAAATGGTAACGGTTTGTTAGCAATGTTTATAATGAAAGTCTCTTTAGGATCTAATGTCCTGATTGAGGTAGACTTTCCTGTACCTGAATCTGCAATTACCAATACGCTTTGTGCCATATTATTTACTTTGGATTACTGTTATTAATTTATTTAATGTTGCATTTATTTCTGATAATACTTTTATCAGATCTGCAGAGGTGAGGGAGGGAGCAGTTTGAGTAGTTTCATCTGGATTAGGCAAATCAGGATTTGCAAAATCTATAATAGCTTTACCCCTACTTGTAACATCATTTACAACTTTTAACTCACTGACTGGTATAATATGTCTTTGGAAGCCTGAGTTGCTTGTTATCATTTCATACTCCTCTTTCCAATGAGGGTTATTCTTGTGATAATATAATGTTCTTTTTGGATCTTCTGTATCATAATCTATAGATACAAACTCTGTATATATATCCTCTCCTTTTTCAAATTCACTTGGGAAGAAACTAACATGTAGCTCATCCTTACCAGTTGGCCTATAAGCCATCTTAGGTATGTATAGTGCATTAACTATACCCTCTGTTTGAAAGTAGTCATCATGCTCTTCTCTGAGAGATGCAACCTTCTGTTTTCTTTGTTGCGGTGTTAGTCCCATCTTTGATTTATTATTTAAGTTTTTAGTATTTATCATCTGCGTTCTTGTTGTCCTGGTGTTATCATTTCTTCTATCTGCATTTGCTCAAACTTTGCTTTAAAGAATGACATCCGTGCATCACCATTTCTGGCTTTTAGAAAATGCAACACCAAGGTTCTATCATTTTCTATAATATATCTATCAGGCCCATAGAACCTAATCTTTTGTTTAGCTGGTCTATTAATACCTATCAACATATCTGCATGTTGTAGCATTGCATCTGAGCCAAATATATCTGACTCAAGTATATAATTACCATACTTACCATCTATTGCCCTGTCTGGATTATCTATGTTCCGGTTAAGTTGTGATAAAGCTATAAACAAACAAGGATAATCACGTTTACATTGTGTAAAAAACTCACCTAATTCAAATAACATATCTAATGTATTATTTTGATAGGGTGCTCTTTTTACTAGCATTGTATGGTCTAAAGTTATAATTGTATTTACACCTTTATGTTGATTCATATACTGATCAATTTGTTCACGCATCTGATTTACTGTCATAGGTGTACTAATTATATCAACGGGATGTTTAACTCTTTCTTTAGCATATAAGTGACATGTGTTTAGTGTATCAGTAGCTAGTACTGATCCTGCACTACACAGTTCTTTGTATGTTTTACCAGTGATAGAACTAAACTCTCTAATAGCTGAGGTTCTACCTACCATCTCAAACTGAAATTCTAATACTCTAAACTTATCATTTGGATTTAATGCAAATGATTCTCTTATGATTTGATCTTTAATTAATGTCTTACCTGAACCAGGTCTACCACCAATTACAGTCAATGTATTCCACTCTAGACCATCAGTAGCGGCATCATTAAATTTAGGCCAAGGAGTGTATATGGATTTCTCCTCTCCTGTAGACCTAGCATACATATATTTTAGTGCTTCATTGAAAGCAGCATATTGGCCAATCCATGACGGTTTATTTTTCATACTACGTTTTCTTTAAAATGTTCTTCCTCAGTACTAACACCATCTACTATCATATCACAGTAGTCAGCTAGTCTAGAGTGTTTAACTTTATGCTTATCTTGTTTTGATATAAAGTATTGACTTGTTTGCATATACATATAGTCTGCATCTCTATACTCATTTACATACATCCGTGTTGCTGTAATAATAGCATCCCATGTATGATCATATGTTTCAAAGAACCATCTGAAGTTTTCTCCTAATGCTTTCACATTATTCCTTGCAGGGTTACCACTTGGTAATTTTCTAGCAGGAAATATTTCTCTATAAGTATGGATCTTATCATTAAAGTCCTTACCCATAAGTTGTATATCAGTTTTCTTCTTTGCTTTAACAAAATAGTTATCAAGCTTAGCACAAAATGCTTTAGCTTCAGCAGTCATTTTATATTGGTTATCCTCTTTTATAAGTAAACCTTTGGTTATTAATACTTGTTTATCTTCAGCCAGGACTATTGGTAAGGAGACTCCTTGCTTCATGCCAAATAGGATCAAGGCTTGATTTGGAGTTATCTTTACTTTCAATATTTTCTGGAATAGTTCCCACATAATTTTCTAAGTGTTTTAAAGTGTTATTGTATGCATCTAGTACAGTCTTATCATTACTAAAAAATCCATTCTCAACCATTTTACATGAGTTAATTACAGTAGCGTGGTTACGTTTAAGAAACTTACCAACACTAGATTTAGAATGACCCTCTTTATGAGCTAGATAAGACATTACCTGTACATAAACCAAGTAAGTTCTAAACCTGTTTCTATTTTGTAGTGATTTAATACTAGAATAGTTTGGATCAGCTTCATGTAATGCAGCTAGGGCACAATCATGAAACACACCTATAGGAATCTTTTTATCTTTTTCTGAAGGGCTGTAAATATACAACTTTACATTATAAGTTTTATAAAAACTTTTCTTAAAATCACTTATATCTTTTTCTTTATTCTTTTGTAGGATAAGTTCTTGAATACTAGACATTTATATTATTTTTTTAGGTTATTAAAGATAGTAAATATTACCAGTCTATGCAAGTTTTTTCATGCTTATCTAGTTCTGTATTTACTTTGTTAAAGACATCTTTACAGTCCCATTCTCCACCTCTATATGCTGCTGATGCAGGGTGAGCTACCTTAAACAATTTTTGTCTGTTCAATAGTAATTCCCAAGCTTCTGCTTTCTTTCCCATAAGTATAGTTG